GGTACTGGTGGAGCCGGAACCGAAAAGCATGCGTAATCTGCCGTCCGGGGTCGTTCCTGCCGTTCGCCAGCCGCTGGCGGAGGATAAATCATTACTGCCATTTTTCAGCGACGAACGAGTGATTCGTGCTGCTGGTGGCGCTGGCGCATTGTCTGACTGGTTACTGCGCCATGTTAAATCCTGCCAGTGGCCACACGGCGATTATCACCATAGTGAAACCGTCATTCACCGTTATGGTACCGGCGCAATGGTGTTGTGCTGGCACTGCGACAACCAGTTGCGTGACCAGACCTCCGAATCACTTGAGCAACTTGCTCACCAAAACTTGTCAGCATGGATGATTGACGTCATTCGTCACGCAATGAATGGCACACAGGAGCGGGAATTATCGCTGGCTGAATTATCCTGGTGGGCGGTCCGCAATCAGGTGGCGGACGCGCTACCGGAGGCGGTATTACGTCGTTCGCTGGGGTTGCGTGCGGAAAAAATCCGTTCAATGTACCGTGAAAGCGACATCGTACCGGGAGAGCAGACCGCCACCAGCATACTGAAGCAGCGCACAAAAAATCTTGCGCCGCTGCCTCACGCCCACCAGCAAAAACCGCCACAGGAAAAGACGGTGGTCAGCATTGCTGTTGATCCGGAGTCACCGGCTCAGTATCTCCAGCGCCAGAAACCACAACGGGAAGAGATGCCTGTATACACGCGCTGGGTAAAAACGCAGAAATGCATGACGTGCGGTAATCAGGCAGATGATCCGCATCACATCATTGGTCATGGACTGGGAGGGATGGGAACAAAGGCTGATGATTTGTTTGTTATTCCGCTGTGCCGTAAATGTCATAACGAACTGCACGCCGGGGTAAAAGATTTTGAAGAAAAACACGGCAGCCAGCTGTTGTTGCTGATTCGTTTTTTAATGCACGCGAGAAATTCGGGTGTCCTGAAGTGGAAAGCATGAATGACTGAACGCATAGAATTTGTTTTGCCTTACCCGCCGACGGTGAATACCTACTGGCGACGTCATGGCAATACGTATTTCATCTCGGAGGCCGGAAAGCGTTATCGCCGTGATGTGGCGCTAATTGTTCGCCAGCAGCGGCTGAAATTAAACCTGTCCGGAAGACTGGCAATAAAAATTACTGCAGAGCCGCCGGATAAGCGCCGTCGGGACCTGGACAATATCCTGAAAGCACCGCTGGATGCACTGACGCATGCGGGGCTTCTCATAGACGACGAGCAGTTTGATGAAATCAATATTGTGCGCGGTCAGCTCGTTCCTGGTGGGCGACTGGGCGTGAAGATTTGCGAAATCAGAGGTGATGGTAATGGGGCGTGATATGTATGAGGTTTTAGATCGCTGGGGGGCATGGGCTGCAGCAGAAAATAGCGGTGTCGATTGGCAACCGATAGCAGCGGGCTTCAAGGGGCTTTTGCCACATGGCAAAAAGTCACGTCTCCAGTGTGATGATGATGAAGGCATCATGATAGACGGTTGTGTGGCTCGGTTGCGAAAGTATAAACCAGAGGAATATGAGCTGCTCATAGCTCACTTTGTTATTGGTGTTTCTCTACGCTCAATCGCGAAGAAACGCAGGTGCTCAGATGGAACTATAAGAAAGGAGCTGCAAACTGCATTAGGCTTTATTGATGGATGTATATGCTTGATTCTATCATAAGTTATGACTGTTACTACTCGTTTGCTTGAGCTTTCGATTCGGCGTCAGATAAAGCATCAATACGAATATTTATGTTTTTTAATAGCTTATTGTCTAGATCGATAAGACATTGGTTGTAGTGCGCAATTTGGTCTGGTGTTAGGTTAGGGTTGGCCAGGCAGTTCGTGATGAATTTTCTGGCCGTTTTTATTTCCCTTTTCATTCTTACATCATTAAGCGTAGGCAAACCTATGTAAGCGATAAGAAGAATTACCACATGAGATAAGCCGACAGCAGCTCCAGGCGCCAATGATTTGAAGAAGGCTAATTGAGGAAGCCAGTCAAAAAGGAAATTCAATCCCGCAGTGATAAGGGTGGTAAACCATGCCTGCATTGCCAGGTAGGATTTAGTGTTCGCCATTCACCTTCCTGCACTTGCTTCGTTGCGAGTTTTGAGTTCGCGTAGCAGTAGCGCCAACTCTTCTGCGTCATTTTCGTTTCTAACGCTGACTTTCCTTTTAGCGGTTCTGCCTTCAGGATCGGTGTAGGTTAGTTCAATATACGCATTCGGCTTTACCCAAACCAAGAACCTAAGCACAGCATATCTGACCGTCGCTGCGACAGCCATGAATACAGTGATGTAAAGCATAATGCTTAGGATTGACATGATTTAAAGTAGTTTCCTATCTGCCGCCGCTCTGTGGCGTATAACCTTAGTAATACTATAGCGTGGTTTAGACAGCGCGCCATTTGTTTCTTTTGTTGTTTCTGTCAGTTCTACAACAAAAAGATCACCCTTACAGAATGCTGCTTGGTTGTGTTCAACCCGTTCAAGAAAAGCCTCATCTTTCATAGATGCGCTAACTTCTTCGCCATTTGGCAGGATGATATCCCAGCTTTTGCCTTGCTTGAATCGAACATTAGCAAAATGTACATTAGCTTGGCGTGTCGTTACGTGCGTTTTCTCGACAAAGGTGGATTTTGCAGTTTTAAAACTTACTGCTTCAGCTTGCGTCACCCTGACTACCTTATGCTTCTGCTGTGAAACTGAGAACGTGGATGGTTTTTCAGTCTGCAGGGGTTTATAGATTAATTTATCCAGTTCTTTTCGGATGATTGGACTGGTTATTAATTTTTGAATGTCGTTACTGCATTTAACCTTCTCACCATCCACTTCGATTTCTGCTGTATCTTTTTGTTCATCGACGACAATGGAGCTGATTTTACGCCCTTTGAGCCATTCGATTATCCCGAGTACGCCACCTGCGGCAACTCCACCACCTGCAACGAGGCCAAGGGCGTTAATAGTTTTTATGCTCCCCATCACAGCAACAAGCAAAGTAAATGAACCTTCTTTTGTTGCCTTGATGTTGACTTTCGGCTCTGCTGTTTCGCCATTAATTATTTTTTCGGCGTGTTCAATCAGGGCACTAAGAGAGGTTAAGGCTTCGCCTAATGTTTTCGCGTCGATCTGATTATCTGCGTATGCCTCTCCACCGTAGGCAATTTCGATTTCTGTTATTGGCATGTTTTCGAGTTGCTGCGTCATCAAAAGCATCCTTTGCGCAAGAGAAATAGCCACAGGATACAGATAATTATGAAAAAATCACTAACGCGTACGCAAAAACTATCTTAATCTGTTAAGAGTGGTCGCTTCGCCACACAACTTAAACCCGCATCAAGCGGTTTTTTTGTGTCACTTATCTCGGATAGACATGGTGAATGCGCTGGTGGAGGAGATAAGGGTGATTTTTAACCAGGTGATTTTTGAATGCTTGCAACATTGATTTCGTAACGTTATTATCCTGCGCCCGGCCCTTTAGCTCAGTGGTGAGAGCGAGCGACTCATAATCGCCAGGTCGCTGGTTCAAATCCAGCAAGGGCCACCAACCGTCACCAGTTCATCAGGAAAGAGCGTCAACCCTTTAAGTTGAGTGTGCGAGGTTCGAGTCCCCGGTGGCGGTCCAGTGCCGACTTAGCTCAGTAGGTAGAGCAACTGACTTGTAATCAGTAGGTCACCAGTTCGATTCCGGTAGTCGGCACCATATGCGGGCATCGCATAATGGCTATTACCTCAGCCTTCCAAGCTGATGATGCGGGTTCGATTCCCGCTGCCCGCTCCAGTTAGAGTCTTTCAGTCTGCGATGATGGGAAATCCCGGAGTGACTGAAAGACGTTTAAGTTATGAATGATCGCTTTTTTTTGCAAAATTGCTGTGCAGAAATACTAACCTTCGGGCAGGCGATCATTCATAAGCACTCTGCTTTTATTCCGATTAACTGTGGGTGGTTTGTTGGATAGAGTGCTTTCCTTACTGTATATATTGTTTCGCCCGCTTTTGCGGGCTTTTCTTTTCAAATCCCTTTCATTTCTCAGTGTAAAACTACGCCATCCGTTATTTGCGGAGGTGAGGCTATGAAATCCATGGACAAAATTTCAACGGGCATTGCCTATGGCACCTCCGCAGGCAGTGCTGGCTACTGGTTTTTACAGTGGCTTGATCAGGTCAGTCCGTCACAGTGGGCTGCGATTGGTGTACTGGGGAGTCTGGTTCTGGGCTTCCTGACTTATCTGACAAATCTGTACTTCAAAATCAGAGAAGACAAGCGTAAGGCTGCACGGGGAGAGTAATTCAATGACTCAAAACTATGAACTGATTGTGAAAGGGATCCGCAATTTTGAGAATAAAGTTACGGTAACTTTAGCGTTACGGGACAAAAAACGCTTTGACGGTGAAATTTTTGACCTGGACATCTCGCTGGACCGTGTTGAAGGTGCCGCGCTGGAGTTTTATGAGGCAGCAGCCAGAATGAGCATCAGACAGGTCTTCCTGGATGTTGCTGCCGGGTTATGTGAAGGGGATGAGCAGTCGCCGGAAAAGCGCCCCGTAATTTTAGAGGCGCAGAATGTATGGATAACCTACAAAGGAAAGCTACCGGGAAGAATTACTGGTTCTCTGAAGACTCCTCCGGAATCACAACCTTAAGTCACTGACCGGAACAGATAAACCTGTCCGTGGGCAGAAACCGATAAATCCTGATAAATATCCATGAACGCAAAAATCAGATACGGCCTGTCGGCTGCCGTTCTGGCACTGATTGCCGTCGGTGCGCCCGCGCCTGATATTCTCGACCAGTTTCTGGATGAAAAAGAAGGTAACCACACAACGGCATACCGCGATGGGTCCGGCATCTGGACCATCTGTCGGGGTGCCACGATGGTGGATGGAAAACCCGTTTTTCCCGGTATGAAACTGTCGAAGGAAAAATGCGACCAGGTCAACGCCATTGAGCGTGATAAGGCGCTGGCATGGGTGGAGCGCAATATTAAAGTACCACTGACCGAACCACAAAAAGCGGGTATAGCGTCATTCTGTCCCTATAACATTGGCCCCGGTAAGTGTTTCCCGTCGACGTTTTATAAGCGGCTGAATGCCGGTGATCGTAAGGGCGCATGCGAGGCGATTCGCTGGTGGATAAAAGATGGTGGGCGCGATTGCCGCATACGTTCAAATAACTGCTATGGACAGGTTATTCGTCGTGACCAGGAAAGCGCATTAGCCTGTTGGGGGATAGAGCAGTGAGCAGAGTCGCCGCGATTATTTATGCTTTGGTTATCTGCATCATCGTCTGCCTGTCGTGGGCGGTCAATCATTACCGTGATAACGCCATCGCCTACAAAGAACAGCGTGATAAAAAAGTCAGTGAGCTGAAGCAGGCGACCGCCACCATCGCTGACATGCAGCAGCGTCAGCGTGATGTTGCTGCGCTCGATGCAAAGTACTCGAGAGAATTAGCCAATGCGAAAGCTGAAAATGAAACCCTGCGCGCTGATGTTGCCGCTGGTCGTAAGCGCCTGCGGGTCAATGCCAGTTGCTCCGCAGCCGTGCGTGAAGCCACCGGACCCACCAGCGTGGATAATGCAACCAGCCCCCGACTGGCAGACACCGCTGAACGGGATTATTTCACCCTCAGAGAACGGTTGATGACGATGCAGAAGCAACTGGAAGGGGCACAGCTATACATTCGTGAGCAATGTCTCAGATAAAAACCGGCCAAGGATAATCCGCTAAAGATTCGCCGGTGGCGAAAGAGAGCCAGGGTGTCAACCTACGCTATTACTTATGATAATGCAACAGACGAAGCGGGACATTCAGGCGCATAACAAAGCGTGGCAGGTGAACTGCAAACCTGAAAAGGCGCAAAAATCTGCGCCAGAATGGTAGTTATTTTGTGGTTTTGAAAAGTTTCATGTACTGATTGATAGGTTTTCCTGAGTAAGAATCTGTCCCTGGCTCAGGAGTATCAGATAAAACTTTTGCAGCTAATTTGTTGGAGGCTTGATTACCAACCCCGACAATAGCCTCTACATAGAATTCATTGAAGGAATTTCTAAATCCGTATTGCATTTCTTCAATGCTGGCGATGAGAAGTTGAGTACCGATGCCTTGCGCTTTATATTCATCAGCTACTGCATAGCCAACGCCAAAGCATGGTTTACCTTCAACAAACTCTGCAGGGACATATATAGCAACACCTTTAACATTTTCTCCTTCAAAGAATGCATAAGTAAACCGTGGTGTACCCTCTGCATCATCCAAAAGCACCTTCATATTTGGGTGAACTATGCATGGTGAAGGCTTAATCAGACCATTAGAAAAGGCGTATTGAAAACTAATTAATGAGTCTGTTGGATCAACGAGTTCTGGCATTTTGAGTCCTATGTATTTTGATATAAGCGATTCAACATACTACTTTCTTACGTTTAATTCTTTAACATTAACGAGCCAGGATACGAAATTTTGAAAAAGAGCAAAGTTTTTAATAATTCATTCAAAGCATATCGCATGTGCACATCTAAGAAAGGCTTTCAGCTGTGAGCCTGGGTAAACCGTAAACTTTCGGCGACTCTGCCGTGCGACAGGTTCACGTCTAACATGTCTAAAAGGAAGAGTTATGAAGTTTCAGGTCGCTAAACTGTATCGTGGTAAACATTTCGCAGGGTATGGGATTGCAGTTAATGGTGAGTTACTGGAAGGGCAGCTTTCCGCCAGGACAGAGACACGCGGAGGCGAGCCACCAACAGTCACTGTGACTTTCAGACTGACAGCAGAACATATCGAGAATCAGCCTGTCATTAAACCGAACAGGGTATGAGGTATTTATGCCATCACGAATCCCACGAGCCTGCCGTAAGCGTGGATGCGCAGGTACAACCACAGACAGTTCTGGTTACTGCGATAAACATCGTGGCGAAGGATGGGTACAGCATCAGCGCGGACTGAGTCGCCACCAGCGTGGCTATGGCTCGAAATGGGATGCCATACGTGCGCGCATAATGAAGCGTGATAATCATCTGTGTCAGAACTGCCTGCGCAATGGGAGAGCCGTTGAAGCCAGAACTGTGGACCACATCATTCCGAAAGCTCATGGTGGCACGGATGCAGACAGTAACCTGCAGAGTCTGTGCTGGCCCTGTCATAAAGCAAAAACAGCGTGCGAACGCATCAATTGATAACATTTCCCATCTGTAGGGGAGGGGCGGGTCAAATCTCTGCAACCCTGGCTGCTCAGTACCGCCGCCTGACCTTTCCTCGCATCGCCGCAGGTTCGAAAACTTTTTTTTGGAATGTGATTAAATGATTGATAGGTAAAACCGATTATGTCTGGACCCCCGAAAACCCCGCCACGCCTGCATTTGATACGAGGTAACCCCTCTAAGCGGCCAGTTAAAGACTCCAAAAAAACCGCTAAAAAGGATGAAAAAGGTCTCCCTAAAATTCCGCAACATTTAGGGGCGCAGGGGAAGTACTGGTTCAGGCGAATGGCGGAAGAGCTGAATGCGGAAGGGATCATTTCTCAGCTCGATGCACGTGCGCTCGAGTTACTGGTGGAAGCCTACACCGAATACCGGCATCACTGCGAAATACTCGATGTTGAGGGTTATACCTACCGCACGGAAACGCAGAATGGCGATGTGCTGATCAAGGCACACCCGGCTGCTGCGATGAAGGCTGATGCCTGGAAGCGGATTCGGGCGATGCTTGCAGAGTTTGGTATGTCACCGGCAAGCCGGGCGAAAGTAAATACCGCCGGACCGGATGATGTTGATCCGCTGGCAGAGCTTTTAAAAGCGAGAGACTGATGGCAAAAGTGGCTGACGGGATCCGCTACGCCGAACGTGTTGTTGCAGGAGAAATTGTTGCTGGCGAATTTGTCCGTCTGGCCTGCCAGCGTTTTCTTGATGATCTGAAGTACGGCGAAGAGCGGGGGATTTATTTCAGTGAACCTCGTGCACAGCACATCCTTAATTTCTACAAATTTGTACCCCATGTGAAAGGGGCGCTGGCAGGTCAGCCCATTGAGTTGATGGACTGGCATGTGTTTATCCTCATTAATATTTTTGGTTTTGTCATTCCGCTGGTGAATGAAGAAACCGGGGAAGTTGTCATGCGCAGCGATGGCAGTGGACGCCCGGTGATGGTGCGCCGGTTCCGGACAGCATACAACGAAGTTGCCCGTAAAAACGCAAAATCAACCCTGTCATCGGGTATCGGTCTGTATATGACGGGGGCAGATGGTGAAGGCGGTGCTGAGGTGTATTCAGCCGCAACCACGCGTGACCAGGCCAGAATTGTGTTTGAAGACGCCAAAAATATGGTCAGAAAAGCCCGGTCGACACTCGGGCGGTTGTTTGATTTCAACAAGCTGGCGATTTACCAGGAGCAGAGCGCATCAAAATTTGAACCGCTTTCCTCGGATGCAAACAACCTGGACGGTCTGAACATCCACTGCGCCATTATTGATGAGCTGCATGCTCATAAAACCCGTGACGTGTGGGACGTTCTGGAAACGGCAACCGGTGCCCGTCTGCAGTCTCTGTTATTTGGCATCACCACGGCTGGCTTTAACAAGGAAGGGATTTGCTACGAGCAGCGCGATTACGCCATTAAGGTATTGCGAGGCTATAACAGCGACGTGGAGGGCGCGGTAAAAGACGACTCCTACTTTGCGATCATTTACACGCTCGATGAGGGAGATGATCCGTTTGATGAAACGGTCTGGCAGAAAGCGAATCCTGGCCTGGGCATCTGTAAACGCTGGGATGATCTGCGTCGTCTGGCGAAAAAAGCGAAGGAGCAGGTCTCTGCGCGGGTGAATTTTTTTACCAAACACATGAATGTGTGGGTCACTGCCGAATCTGCCTGGATGGATATGATTAAGTGGGAGAAGTGCGAATACATTGCCCCACGACATGAGCTGAAAACGTATCCCATGTGGGTCGGCGTTGACCTTGCTCATAAGATTGATATCTGTGCGGCGGCAAAACTCTGGCGAACGGATAACGGGCATGTTCATGCCGATTTTAAATTCTGGCTTCCGGAAGGACGGCTGGAACGATGCTCGCGGCAGCAGGCAGAACTTTACCGGAAGTGGGCGGAGATGGATAAGCTGATTCTGACGGATGGTGATGTTATCGATCATGCTCAGATAAAAAGTGACTTACTGGAATGGATTGGTGGTGAAAACCTCAGGGAACTGGGATTTGACCCGTGGAGCGCGATGCAGTTCAGCCTGGCACTGGCTGAAGAAGGGATACCGCTGGTGGAGGTTCCGCAGACGGTTCGCAATCTGTCAGAGGCCATGAAGGAAACGGAATCACTGGTCTATGCCGGGCGTTTCCATCACAGCAATCATCCGGTCATGAACTGGATGATGTCTAACGTTACGGTAAAACCGGACAAAAACGACAATATCTTCCCGAATAAATCCACGCTGGAAGCCAAAATCGACGGCCCTGTTGCGATGTTTACAGCGATGAGCCGGATGCTGGTCAATGGTGGTGAACCGGAGCCGGATCTGTCTGAACATCTGGTCAGCGTGGGCATCCGCTCGCTTTAACCGAGGTCATTATGTTTCTGATAATTCTCGCGCCACTGGTGGGCGTGCTGGGTGCGCTTTTGCTGGCGTATGGTGCCTGGCTGATTTATCCCCCGGCGGGTTTTGTTGTTGCCGGGGCGCTGTGCCTGTTCTGGTCGTGGCTGGTGGCGCGATATCTCGACCGTACACAGCCGTCTGTCGGCGGAGGTAAATAGTGTTCTTTTCGGGATTATTTCAACGAAAAAGTGACGCGCCGGTGACCACGCCAGCAGAGCTGGCGGATGCTATCGGGCTGTCATACGACACCTATACCGGAAAGCAGATCAGCAGCCAGCGGGCCATGCGACTGACGGCGGTTTTTTCCTGCGTCAGGGTGCTGGCAGAGTCGGTCGGGATGTTGCCCTGCAATCTGTATCACCTGAACGGCAGCCTGAAACAGAGAGCCACCGGCGAACGTCTGCATAAGCTGATCTCCACGCATCCCAATGGATATATGACGCCGCAGGAGTTCTGGGAGCTGGTGGTCACCTGTCTGTGCCTGAGGGGAAACTTTTACGCCTACAAAGTGAAAGCATTTGGCGAAGTGGCTGAACTGCTGCCCGTCGATCCTGGCTGTGTGGTACCGAAGCTTAACAGTAGCTGGGAGCCGGTCTATCAGGTCACATTCCCGGACGGCTCCACGGATGTACTGAGCCAGGAGGATATCTGGCATGTGCGCACGCTGACGCTGGACGGACTGGTGGGGCTGAATCCCATCGCCTATGCCCGCGAGGCAATATCGCTGGCGGCAGCGACCGAAGAGCACGGGGCCAGACTGTTCAGCAATGGTGCGGTGACGTCCGGTGTGTTGCGTACAGAGCAGACGCTGTCAGATCAGGCTTACGAGCGCCTGAAGAAAGATTTTGAGGAGCGTCACACCGGGCTTGGCAATGCTCACCGCCCGATGATCCTTGAGATGGGGCTGGACTGGAAGTCGATGGCGCTGAACGCCGAGGACAGCCAGTTCCTGGAAACCCGCAAGTTTCAGCTTGAAGAAATCTGTCGTCTGTTTCGGGTGCCGTTGCACATGGTGCAGAACACCGATCGCGCCACCTTCAACAATATCGAAGAGCTGGGGCTGGGATTTATCAACTATTCACTGGTGCCGTATCTGACCCGCATTGAGCAGCGGATCAACACCGGACTGGTACGAAAAAGTAAGCAGGGCGTTTATTACGCCAAATTTAACGCCGGGGCGTTACTGCGCGGGGATATGAAGTCCCGTTTTGAAGCCTACGCCACCGGGATCAACTGGGGAATTTACTCTCCTAATGACTGCCGCGACCTGGAAGATATGAATCCGCGTCCCGGTGGTGATGTCTATCTCACCCCGATGAACATGACCACGAAACCCTCCGATGGCAGTAAAGCCGGTAAGCAGAAGGATAACGCCAATGCAGACGAAACAACGTCTTGATGTACCGCTGAGTCTGAAATCTGTCAGTGACTCCGGTGAGTTTGAAGGGTATGGCTCCGTCTTTGGTGTAAAGGACAGCCACGATGATGTGGTGATGTCCGGGGCATTTGCTGCTTCCCTGCGGGCGTGGAGTGACAGAAAAGCGTTACCTGCGCTGCTCTGGCAGCACCGCATGGATGAACCCATCGGTGTTTACACCGAAATGAAGGAAGACGATGTCGGGCTTTACGTCAGGGGACGGTTGCTTATTGATGATGATCCCCTCGCAAAACGCGCACATGCACACATGAAGGCCGGTTCGTTAACCGGCCTTTCTATTGGGTACGTCCTGAAAGACTGGGAATACGACCGGAGCAAAGAAGCCTTTCTGCTGAAAGAAATCGACCTCTGGGAAGTCAGCCTGGTGACGTTCCCATCTAACGACGAGGCGCGGATCAGCGACGTCAAGAACGCGCTGGCCCGCGGGGAAATCCCCGAACAGAAAAAAATCGAAAGAGTCCTGCGTGATGTCGGACTCTCCCGTACCCAGGCCAAAGCATTCATGGCCGGGGGCTATGGCGCACTGTCCCTGCGCGACGCTGAGGATGTGGGCTCTGCACTGAATGCACTGAAAAATCTGAACTTCTAATCAGGAGAAATACGATGGCGGTTGATATTAAAGATGTCGAACAGGTCGCGCAGGAGCTGCAGCAGAAGTTTGACGACTTCAAAGCAAAGAACGACAGGCGCGTGGATGCGATTGAGCAGGAAAAAGGCAAACTTGCCGGGCAGGTGGAAACCCTGAACGGAAAACTCAGCGAGCTGGAAAATCTCAAAAGCGATCTTGAAAAAGAGCTGCTTGAGCTGAAACGTCCGGCAGGTGGTGCGCAAAATAAACTGGCCACCGAGCATAAAGAAGCGTTTGTGGGCTTCCTGCGTAAAGGCCGTGAAGATGGTCTGCGCGATCTGGAGCGTAAGGCATTACAGGTGGGCACCGATGAAGACGGCGGCTATGCCGTGCCGGAAGAACTGGATCGCAACATTCTCAATCTGCTGAAAGATGAAGTGGTGATGCGCCAGGAAGCCACGGTGATCACCGTTGGCGGTTCCGACTACAAAAAACTGGTGAATCTGGGCGGCACGGCTTCCGGATGGGTTGGCGAGACTGACGCGCGCTCCCAGACTGCCACCTCAAAACTGGGACTGATTGAACCTTTCATGGGGGAAATCTACGGTAACCCGCAGGCCACCCAGAAAATGCTGGATGATGCTTTCTTCAACGTGGAGGCCTGGATCAACAGCGAGCTGGCAACCGAATTTGCCGAACAGGAAGAAATTGCCTTTACCACCGGCGATGGTACCAAGAAGCCGAAAGGGTTCCTGGCGTATGAGTCCACTGATGAAACCGACAAGGTCCGGGCGTTCGGCAAACTTCAGCATATTGTATCCGGCGAAGCGACGGCAGTGACCGCAGATGCCATTATCAAACTGATTTACACGCTGCGTAAGGCACACCGCACTGGCGCGAAGTTCATGATGAACAACAACAGCCTGTTTGCCATCCGTCTGCTTAAAGACAGCGAGGGTAACTATCTGTGGCGTCCAGGGCTGGAACTGGGGCAGCCGTCCTCTCTGGCGGGTTACGGTATCGCTGAAAACGAACAGATGCCGGATATCGCCGCTGATGCGAAAGCCATTGCATTTGGTAACTTCAAACGGGGTTACACCATCGTTGACCGTATCGGCACCCGCATTCTGCGTGACCCGTACACCAATAAACCGTTTGTCGGTTTTTATACCACCAAGCGCACCGGCGGGATGCTGGTCGATTCGCAGGCCATCAAACTGCTGAAGATTGCAGCAGCGTAATCATTCAGGGGGCGCAGAAGTGCGCCCCTGTTCTGACAGGTGAAAGAATCATGATCCTGAAACAAGATCTGAAATGGTCACCGGACGGTATGCGTGTTGAGATTATTCGGGCCGGTGAGTATGAAGATAAAGAATTACCCGAACGGGTACGCGAAATTGCCACTGCAGCTGGGATTGTCTCTGATAAGAGAACACCTGTTGCGCGGGGGGCTGATAAGTCTAAAAAACAGCATTCATAGAGGTTGCCCAAATGATGCCCACTCTGGAAGAGCTTCGTGTTCAGTGCCGGATTGATGATGACAATGAACAGGAGAATTCTCTTCTTATGATGTATCTGGCTGCTGCCAGGGAAGAGGCTGAAAAGTTTTTAAACCGGACGCTTTACGATGAAACTGTTTCTGAGCAGGATACGACCGGGCTTGTAATAACACCTCTGATAAAACTGCGTCTTATGCAACTGGTTGGCTACTGGTACGAGAACAGGGAAATGCAGGATGCAGTGCCTGATTTTTTCTATACCGGACTGCGGATGTATCGATTTCATCCCGGAACATAGGAGGATTCATGCAGGCAGGAAGATTACGTGATCGTGTGGTTATTCTGAATGCCACCACCGTTCGGTCTCCGTCAGGGCATCCGGTGGAGACGGTGACGGAGGGAGCTACCGTATGGGCAGAAGTTAAGGGTATCAGCGGGAGGGAGATAATCTCAGGCGGAGCAGAAACCGCTCAGGCTACGGTCAGAGTCTGGATGAGATTCCGGCGCGATGTGACAGCGACTTCACGTCTGAAAGTGCTGACCGGTGCATTTAAAGGGGCCATTCTGGGTATAGAAGGTCCACCAATACCGGATGCACGCGCTACCCGGCTTGAAATACTCTGCAGCCTGAAGGGGAATGTGTGATGGATTTCAGTCTTGATTTTTCCGGCCTGGCGGATATTGCACGGGATTTGGAGACGCTCAGCAGGGCAGAAAACAATAAGGTTCTGCGCGATGCCACCCGTGCCGGTGCTGAAGTTATGCGGGATGCAGTTGTTGAACGTGCGCCGGAGCGAACCGGGAAACTGAAGAAAAATGTGGTTGTTCTCACTCAGCGTTCAAAGCGTCGGGGGGAAATTATCTCGGGTGTCCACATTCGCGGACGGAACCTGCGAACCGGAAACAGTGATAACAGCATGAAAGCCAGCGATCCCCGAAATGCATTTTACTGGCGCTTTGTGGAGCTGGGAACGATAAACATGCCCGCGCATCCATTCATTCGCCCGGCTTTCGATACGACAGAGGAGCTGGCGGCGCAGGTTGCCATACAGCGAATGAATCAGGCTATTGATGAGGTCTTAAGTAAATGAGGGAGGGCACACTGTATTCCCTGTTGTCTCAGCTGGCCGGAGGACAGGTTTATCCTTATGTGGTCCCGCTGACGGAGGGAAAGCCTGCGGTATCTCCGCCGTGGCTGGTGTTTTCTGTGGTGTCTGACACGGCATCTGATGTGCTTGATGGGCAGGCTGAATCCAGAATTACCGTGCAGATCGATGTCTGGGCGACAGTACCTGATGACGCAGATAATATTCGTGAGCAGGCGCTTGATGCGGTAAGAAAACTGGCACCCTCCGTTATTTCTAAAACGCAGGGTTATGATCCTGACTCCCGTCTGAGCAGAGCCACGCTTGAATTCCAGGTAATAGCCTGAGGTCATTAATGATTTTACCCACCCGCCGCTGGCGGGTTTTATTATTTTCAGGAGACGAGTATGTCCTCTAATTTTGAGCGTTCGCAACTGACGAAAATTATGATTTCGTCTGCACCGGTAACAGCAGAAACCCTGGATTCTGCCAGCTATCTTGGCCTGAGCTGTACAATCAAAGAGGTGCAGTTTACCGCAGGACAAAAGCAGGATATTGATGTCACCACGCTGTGTTCTGTTGAGCAGGAAAATATTAACGGCCTTGGGGCTGCTTCAGAGATTTCCATGTCAGGCAACTTTTATCTGAATGCTGCCCAGAACGCGTTGCGCAGTGCCTATGACAATGACACCACGTATGGCTTTAAAGTTATTTTTCCGTCAGGCAACGGATTTACCTTTATGGCAGAGGTGCGTCAGCATACCTGGTCTGCAGGAACCAATGGTGTTGTGGCTGCAACGTTTTCTCTGCGCCTGAAAGGTAAACCTGTGCTGACGACAGAGCCGCTGAAAGTGAAGGTCGATTTAAAAAGCACGCTGCGGGTTTCTTCTGGAGCGAAACTTGAAATGGCGGTTGAGGCTGCGGGTGGTGTGCCGCCTTATTCTTATGCCTGGAAAAAAGGTGGTTCTCCTGTTTCCGGACAGACGGCGGCAACGTTCAGTAAGGCATCAGCAGCATCCGGTGATGCCGGTGCGTATACCTGCGAGATTTCTGATTCAGCAAGCCCTGTTAACAAGGTGACCTCTACTTCCTGCACTGTTACCGTCAGTTAATGAGGATAGATGTGATGACTAAAAATATCCGTAATCTGGCACTGGCAACGATGTCGGGGTTTCGCCATAAAACTGTTGATGTGCCTGAATGGGAAGGGGCAACGGTTGTATTACGGGAACCTTCTGCAGAAGCCTGGTTGCGCTGGCAGGAGATCGTTAAAGCAAAAGATGATGAGACACCGTTATCCGTTGCGGAGCGCGCCCGCCGAAATCTGGAAGCGGATGTTGAACTGTTCATCGATGTTCTGTGTGATACCGGACTGCAACCTGTATTTTCAGAGGATGATCGTGAACAGGTGATTGCCGTGTATGGCCCGGTGCATGCGCGGCTTCTTCGGCAGTCTCTGGAACTGATCAGTGATGCCGGCGAGGTTAAAAAAAAGTAGCGCTTCCGGGGATGCGTTTTCTGATGATGCTGGCGCTCAGGATGGGGCGCACATTGTCAGAGTTACGCCGGGAAATGTCCGCATCAGAAATCATGATGTGGGCAGAATTTGACAGGTTCAGCCCGCTGGGGGACGAACGGGCTGATATCCGGGCTGCCCAGATTGTTTCAGCTGTTTACGGTGCGCAGGGGGTCAAAGTGCCACTGAATGATGCGCTTCTTCAGTGGGAGAAGGAGCAGACAGAAGGCGTATCAGATCCATTTGCTGGACTGGAAAACGCGCTTTTAATAGTGTCTCAGTGAGTCAACATAACCGCTTCGGCGGTTTTTTTTCGTCCGGAGAATGAGTGTGGCGACATTACGTGAACTGATTATTAAAATCTCGGCAAATTCCCGGTCATTCCAGTCAGAGATCTCCCGGGCTTCGCGTATGGGGCAGGATTACTACCGTACCATGCAGAACGGAGGCCGACAGTCCGCTGCTGCATCCCGTGAAATGCGGCGTGCACTGGCAGAAGTGACGGATCAGATAAATACAGCTAAATCTTCGGCACTGAACATGGCGGGGGCATTTGCCGGGGCTTTTGCTACCGGTCATCTTATTTCTCTCGCCGATGAGTGGAATTCAGTAAATGCCCGTCTGAAGCAGGCCTCACAGTCCAGTGATGATTTTCAGTCATCACAGCGTGAATTAATGGCGATCAGCCAGAGAACGGGGACGGCTTTTTCTGATAACGCCAGCCTTTTTGCCCGCTCTGCAGCTTCCATGCGGGAGTATGGTTACAGTTCTGAGGAGGTATTGAAAGTCACCGAGGCGATCTCCACGGGCCTGAAATTATCCGGTGCCAGTACAGCAGAAGCCAGTTCGGTGATCACGCAGTTCAGTCAGGCTCTGGCGCAGGGAGTGCTGCGCGGTGAAGAGTTTAACTCGGTGAATGAGAACGGCGATCGTGTTATTCGTGCTCTGGCTGCGGGAATGGGAGTTGCCCGTAAGGATCTGAAGGCCATGGCGGATAACGGAAAGTTGACCGCCGATAAGGTTGTTCCTGCACTGATTAGTCAGCTTGGGGCATTACGTGATGAATATGCGGCAATGCCTGATACGGTTTCATCCTCTGCAACCAAAGTTGAAAACGCCTTTATGGCCTGGGTTGGTGGTGCGAACGAGGCAAGCGGAGTGACGAAGACGCTCTCCGGTGTGCTGAATGGTATTGCAGGCAATATTGACACCGTGGCAACCGCTGCCGGTGCTCTGGTTGCCGTCGGGGTAGCCCGATATTTTGGCAATATGGCGTCGTCTGCTGGATCTGCAACTGCCGGATTAATTACTGCAGCCAGAAACGAAGTGGCTCTTGCTGAAGTGCAACTTCGGGGGACACAGATAGCAACCGCCAGGGCGCGTGCGGCGGTTTATCGTGCGCAACAGGCGGTTGTTGCTGCTCGCGGTACCGAAAGGCAGGCCGCAGCAGAAGCGAAGCTGACAGCTGCCCAGGCGTCACTTACCCGTAATATTGCGGCCAGAACAGCGGCACAGACAACGCTGAATAATGTTACGTCAGTGGGGAGTCGTTTATTAAGTGGCGCGCTGGGGCTGGTTGGTGGTGTGCCGGGACTCGTCATGCTGGGGGCTGCGGCCTGGTACACGATGTATCAGAATCAGGAGCAGGCCAGAGAATCTGCACGCCAGTATGCCGCAACAATCGACGAAATTCGCCAGAAAACGTCGGCAATGTCGCTTCCTGAAGCGTCAGATAATGAGGAAAAGACGCGACAGGCACTGAAGGAGCAAAACAGGTTAATTGACGAGCAGAAAAGTAAGATTAAATCCTTACAGGAAAAAATTGCTGGCTATCAGTATGTGCTGGCAAATCCGGGTTGGACAACCGATAACGGTTTTATGATTAACCACATGACGTCGGTAAAAACTGTCACAGAAGGGCTTGCAGAAGCAACAAATCAACTGGCAGTTGAACAGTCTCGCCTCACTCAAATGCAGGGCAAAGCGCAATCCATTCAGGATGTGCTTGCCGGGCTGGAGGAGCGACGGGTGGCGTTGATCCGTCAACAGGCAGCGGAACAAAACAAAGCGTATCAGTCCCTGTTGATCATGAATGGGCAGCATACCGAGTTTAATCGCCTTCTCGGGCTCGGTAATGAATTACTTCAGCAGCGACAGGGGCTGGTGAATGTACCGTTACGGCTACCACAGGCAACCCTGGATGATAAACAGCAGACCGCACTGAATAACAGCGAGCGCGAACTGGCTCTGTCCCGCCTGAAGGGGGAAGCCCGTGAGCGTGCCCGCCTGGGTTATGCTGCGGATGATCTCGGCTTTGTGGGAGAGGCGTATCAGACAGCAAGACTGAATTATATAAATAACTCACTGGATGCATGGCGAAATAACCAGGCAAATAAACCCAAAGCGCATAAAAAGACCGAAGCGGAAAAAATAGAAGATACTTATAAGCGACTGATTAAACAGCAAAAAGAGCAAATAGCACTGGCAGGGCAGAATACTGAACTGGCTAAGATGAAATATCAGGTCAGCCAGGGCGAATTATCAACCCTGTCAGAAGCGCAGAAAAAAACGCTTTTGCAGAATGCAGCACTCATCGACCAGAAAAAGATTCGTGAGCAGCTTGCTGCGTATGAGAGCAGTCTGGCGGCCAGTAATGCCAGTGTCAGAGCATCAAATGAGGCTCAGTTACTGGGATATGGTGAAGGCTCACGGATGCGTGAACGACTTCAGGAAATGTGGAGCATCCGGCAGGAGTTTGAGCAGAAAAATAACGAGCTACTGAGACAGTATCAGGCCGGAGAAATTGAAGAAGCCCTGTGGAAACAGGAAAAATCTCTGAATGAAAAATATCTGGAAGAGCGTCTCAGCGATCAGCAGGATTATTATGCAAAGGCTGATGCTTTACGCAGTAACTGGAATGCCGGACTCCAGGAGGGACTGACGAACTGGGCAGACAGTGCCACCGATTATGCTTCGCAGGCGGCAGATGCTGTCGTTTCCACTATGGACGGGCTGGTATCAAATATTTCCGATGCACTGGCCGGAAATGTTGTGGACTGGAGAAACTGGGGGAGTTCAATTCTCCAGGAAGTTTCAAAAATTCTGATGAACGCTGCCATCGTTAACGGGCTGAAGTCACTTTCCAAAAGCATGTCCGGTGCCGGAGGATGGCTTGGTACAGTCGGCGACTGGCTTTCCGGTGCAGTGGCAAACGCAAAAGGTGGTGTTTATACATCGGCAAATCTGAGTGCTTACAGTAACACCATTGTGGATACCCCGACGTATTTTGCTTTTGCGAAAGGTGCCGGGCTGATGGGCGAGGCCGGGCCTGAAGCTATCATGCCACTGACTCGGGCAGCGGACGGCTCTCTTGGAGTCAGAGCCATTGGCAATGTGAATGGTGGCGGTGGATTTGTTTATTCTCCCGTATATCACATCAGTATTCAGAATAAAGGGAGCAATGGCGAGATAGATACGCAGTCAGCCAGGGGACTGGTGGATCTGATCGACAGCAGGGTTGTGTCAATTATGCAGTCATCACGTCGGGACGGAGGATTATGCAGTGCCTGAATCTGAAGTTTTTAACTGGATCCCCCGCGAGGGGATGGAGACGACACGAAAGCCATCTGTTATTACGGTAAAGTTCGGTGACGGATATGAACAGCGACGGGCTGGTGGTCTGAATGCAGATCTGAAAACGTTTAAACCGGTATTTCGTGTCACGGATGAATATTCCCGTGCCGCGCTGGACAGTTTTTTATCCCGTCATGCCGGGGTTCGTGCTTTTTTGTGGCGTCCGCCAAAACACAACAGGACTGTCCGGGTTGTCTGCAGGGAGTGGAGCATTTCGGATAATGCCATGTATACCGATTTTAACTGTACCTTTGAAGAGGTCACTCACTGATGCAGGATATACAGCAGGAAACACTCAATGAGTGCACTAAAACGGAGCAATCCGCGCTGGTCGTGCTCTGGGAAATTGATCTGACAGAGGTCGGCGGAGATCGTTATTTCTTCTGTAATGAGCAGAACGAAAAAGGTGAACCAGTCACCTGGCAGGGGCGGCAGTATCAGGCCTATCCCATTCAGGGAAGTGGATTTGAGATGAACGGCAAAGGAGCCAGTGCAAGGCCAACGCTGAAAGTCTCTAATCTGCACGGCATGGTCACCGGGATGGCGGAAGACCTGCAGAGTCTGGTCGGCGGAACGGTGGTCAGGCGTAAGGTTTACGCCCGTTTTCTGGATGTGGTGAACTTCGTCAACGGAAACAGCGAAGCCGATCCAGAGCAGGAGGTGATCAGCCGCTGGCGCATCGAGCAGTGCAGCGAACTGAGCGCGGTGAGTGCCTCTTTTGTACTGTCCACGCCGACGGAAACGGATGGTGCTGTTTTTCCGGAACGTACCATGCTGGCCAACACCTGCACCTGGACCTATCGCGGTGATGAGTGCGGTTATCACGGTCCGGCGGTTGCGGATGAATATGACCAGCCGACGTCCGATATCACGAAGGATAAATGCAGCAAATGCCTGAGCGGCTGTAAGTTTCGCAATAACGTCGGCAA